TTGCGTTAGGCCGTACAAATAAATACACATCCCGTCCTATTTCAAAGTCGTTACATTTTCTTTTCCACCCCCAATTTGTAAAATATGGATTGCCTATTTTTGGCAAATAAAATCTTGGTTTATGACCTTTGCCACAACTTAGTAAGCTGCTTTCTGATGTCATATCAAATTGTCTATATCTGCATTCCATACAGTAATTGGTTTTCATTTAATAACCCGTCATTCAACTCAGACCTGTTTTTGTTGTGGCTATTTTAGCCATTCAATTTTTATTGTTACCCCACGCCTAACACGACGCTCAAGCCGACTCTGCTAACGCTACGCTGGTTAGCTCTGCGTTAGCGGCATACGCTAAAAAGGTATTTCATAAAATAATTCACAATATTGTTCATAAAAGTTTTCTGGCGGGTTGCTTTTAAAAGCATCACAATAACCGTCAAAAAAACAATCACATTGCTTGCAAGGCGTTGCCGGTGGCGTGCTGCGCAGGATTGCTAAATAGTTCTCGGTGTCGGTTATCATGCGTTGCTTGGTTAGCGGCGTAAACATGGCTTTTTACCTCGTTAAATTTACCTGTTTTACTGATACTTAGATAGTCTGGTTTGCGAAGCTCTTTTGATCTTAGTAACGCTTCTTGTACATTGTCTGGATAAGGTAACGTACCCCCAAGTTTGAGCCAGCCCATTTCTGCTTTGCGGCGGGCATAGCCTTGATGATCAAAGCACAGCCATTCTTTAATCGCTGCCGCACGAAAGTCGGGTGGGTAATACAGGATACACAAGCTGTCGGGTGACCCAGACTTGCTGTGTACTCTAAAACCCATACGACTCACTTCAAACAAACAAACTAGGCCGTCTGATAGAATCGGCGCAGCACTGGCTTGGTGGTTAATAGTCAAAGCGTTTTCAGCGATCATAAACTCATGACCACACGCACAATAAGCCGCGCTCAAATGATATATCGCTTGGCATTGTGGGCATTGCTTGCTAGTGATTGCTGCTTTGTCCTGTTTTTTAGGTTCCTTGCGACCTTTGATCTGGTCTATACATCCTAGTGTGCTGGTGGTGTCGGTAAAATCTAGCCATAAACAATTTTGCTTTCCCTGTGCTGTCCTTAAACCGCGTCCAGCAATCTGAATATAGAGTACAGGGCTTTTGGTATTTCGGATTAGCGCGATCAGGTCAATGCTTGGGTAATCAAAGCCGGTGGTAGCCACTAAGCAGTTGACTAATGCCTTTAGTCGTCCGGCTTTGTAATTGATAAAGGTGCGGTCACGTTCTGCCGTTGGGGTTTTGCCGTGGACAATGCCAGCGGCGACACCTTGGGCTTTTAATTCTTCGTAAATATGCTGGCAATGCTTTACATCCACGCCAAAGATTAACCACGCTTTACGATCACGCCCAGCGTTAATGATTTCACTGACGGCGGATCGGGTGATTTCTTCTCGATCTATCGCTTTGGCTAGCTGTACGATGTTGTAATCGCCGGTCGCTTTGTTGATCTGTACGCCACTAATGTCGGTTTTGGTAATGGTTTCACTGAGTACCAAAGGTGTAAGATAGTTTTGTTCGATCATGTCTTTGATTGATATTGTTACTGCTATATCAGTGAATAACGCTTGATCTCCTTCTGTCAGTAAAACACCGTCGCCACGGAAAGGTGTTCCTGTTAAACCAACGACACGAAAGCGGGGATTTAGTCGAGTGTATTCAGCAATCATAGCGCGGTAAATACCAGTTTTTTTGCGGTTGATATTGTGACATTCATCGACTAGACACAAATTAAACGCGCCGGTGTGCATGGCTTTGTTGTGTATGCTGCCAATAGTGGCGAATACAATTTTGGCGTGTGGGTCTTTGCGTCCTAAGCTGGCTGAGTACAATCCAGCGTTTGCTTCTGGATAAATAGATTTAAGCTTGTCGTAGTTCTGTTTAACTAACTCCCGACTAGCGACCACCATCAAAATGCGCTGATTAGGCCATTGGCTGATAATTCGTCGGCATAGTTCAGCGATAATTATTGATTTTCCCGCGCCGACGCAGGCGTTAATGATCGGATTGCCGGTAGGGTTGCTGCTGAACCAGTTTAGTAATGCGGTTATGGCGTCTTTTTGGTAGGGGCGCAGACTGATCACACGTTCACCACTACATTCTTACTCGCCCTAGATACCGCCACATATAAACAACGTAAAGCTTCCTCTCGGTTAGGGTTGCTTAAAATATCTTGAGCATCGACAAAGACATTTTCAAAGGTGCTGCCCTGTGACTTATGCGATGTCATGCAATACGCTGGTCTAACATCGGCAAAGTATTTTTGTAGCAACCAGAAAGTAAACCAGGTCATTTCACCGCCGTTGCCAATATCTCTAGCAATACGATCAAGTACGCTTTTTAATGCGTTTTTATCGTGGGTAATCACGCACGATACCGTTGTTGACTCGCCTGATAACATGGTGCAGGTAATTAAATAGCGCGACAATTCAAAAGTGTCTTGCGACATTTTAAAATACAGCGGATTAACAAGGGTTATGCTGCTAATGATGCCTTCTGATTCAGTTGAGCATAGTATTTCATCCCATCCTGCGGTAACTGACTGGCTAAAGTCGTAATCTGCCTGGGTGGATAATCTATGCAATGGGCTTGAAAAAATAATCGGTTCACCCACAGCAAACGGTGCGTTTAAATCAGGGTAACGGATAGCCTGAATTTGTTGGTTATAAGCATCCACACGTTTATTGCGCCAGGCGATCACGCGAAAGCGATCATAATCTTTATCAAAGTTTTCTTGGCTAAAAGCCGACGGCATCCATTGGTTAAAGAGTTGCCCGCTCATAATGTGAACCCCCATATCACCGCTCTGGTTTTGTGCTGGGGTTATCGGTGGTAAGGTGGTTGCGCCATCTTCGATAGCGTGTCGAATATCGGTACACAGGCCAAGCACTGGATTTTCAGACCGCTGACGCATTACTTTGGTAAGTTCAGCGCGGTTAGCAATCGCAAACACAGATGAAGTGGCTTCGCCAATAGGCGGTAATTGACAACGATCCCCCATGAAGATAATCATCGTGTCAGCCAATTTAATAGCACGATTGATATAGCCAAGCAATTCAACATTAACCATCGAGCATTCATCAATGACCACGATGTCATACTTATCAAGCTGGCTTTTTCCGCCACTCTTGATGACTTCTTTGTCTTTTTGCAGCGTGACACGCAAGCCTAACAAGCTAAAGATGGTCAGGCAGGGCACGTCAAGATTGTTAGCCAACATCATTGTATATAAAACACGCACGGCTTTGTTGGTTGGGGCGGTAAAGCAGATGCGTTTATTCGGTAGGGCTTTAATTAAATGCTGAATGGTGGTGGTCTTGCCAGTGCCAGCCGCACCAACTAGGGTAAAAAAGGGCTGGTCTCCTGTCGCTATAAAATCTAGCATTCCGTCAATAGCGGCTTGTTGTTGGTCGTTTAGAGTAATAGACATTCGTTTTATCCTGTCACTTGGGCATTAAAAGTTTCTCTGATTTCGCTTACTACGCTAAACCCTATAGCACGATAATCCTTGGCGTCGCTCAGTTCATGACTGCTATACGCTGGCTTGTCTTTGCCGTTCCTAAACACCACTCCGGTTGCTGTTTGGTATTCAATCCAGTTTTCTTCGGGGTCAGCATCTACCGGCTTGGCATACGAAATTAAACTGGGTAAAAACAAGTGCTGTTCACAACCGGTGACTTGAAAGTTTTTAGGGACGTTGCTATTAAATTTTGCACAATGCCATTCGCCGTCCTTAACAGGCGTTGAGTGACAACAGGTTCGGCAATTCACATCAGCCACTTGCTGTTGATGACAAATACCGTTGAAGGTGCAGGCTTTGCACTGATACCATGATGGATTTTCACTAATTCCGGTCGGTAAGGTATTAGCGTCTTTAATGCGCTGAGCTTTTTCAAGCAAGCGTTCTGCTTCCTCTGGATCGGCTTCGGTGCGTACCGATAGCGACCATAAACTGCCAGGGGTGGTGCAGGTCAGATAATGACGAGTCAGTCCGGTCAAGTGCATGTATAAAATAGCTTGGGCGTAATACAGGTTATCCCAGTATTTTAGGGCTTGTTTTTCGCCGTGTTCCTGCTTGGCTTTCAATAAGGTGGTTTGTTTTTTTTCGTTGACGCATTTGCTTTCCCAGATGTGTTCGGTAACAGGCGCTTGTAATAGTCCGGTTATCCTGCCATCGATACGGCCTTGCAGATGGCCGTCTATAGCGCTGACTGAGTATTGATAGCCAGTTACGGTGTCTATTGTGCGTAATTTAACGCCTTCTACTCGTGCAAGCCTTGATGCCTCAATGTCTTCGCTTCTATAGCCATCCTCAAATCTTCTGAGCTGTTCTGCTGAGAACACTTCGGTTTTTGCCATGCGAAACTGTAGCCAGAGCTTGCGCTCGCATTGACTCCCTAGTTGTGCTATGCCTATAGTTGGGGGATGGCGTTTTTTTTGTTGCGCTGTTTCTTCGATAACTCTGTTTACAGCGTCTAGCGTTGGGTCGGTGTTGAGTAGTTCTGATAAGTTTGTCATGGTTGTTATGGCGCATCCTTGCGCCGCTCCTAGGTTAGTTATTCCCAAGGGGCTTTATTAGCGGCAGGGGCAGATGCCATTGCTACCCCACCACTTTTTTCAGCATAACTGCCAGCATTGTACGGCGCTACTGGTGCGGCTGTGCCTTGTGGGTGAAGTGGCGCGTCCTGATAAGTCGCTTGTGGTGCTGGTGCGGCTTGTCCGGCATGTGCAGGTTTGTAAGCAGCAATGTCATTGCGCCGACCTTCCGGTATTGGATTGCCGCGTTTATCGACCGTGTTATAACTCAATCGAATAATCATCAACTTACGATGCAGTTGTGATGAATCACGTAGTTGTCCAACATAGCCGGTCGCACGACAAATGGATTCCAGGGATTGTTTAGAGATGGCTCTAGCGGTATCGTTGCGATTGATTAAGTTAAGCCGGTCAAACAGTTTTCTGCCTTTATGCTCGCCTTCAATAATGTCGTAAGTTAATTGCAGGTATTTACCTTGAAAATCTTTGGTATCCTTCATCTCGCTATCAGTGATGATAACGGGATAATCGCCTGCGGGTAGATCATCAAAGCTGGCTGGTTCTACGGTTCCGGTTTGGTAATAGCCTTCGTTAAAGGCTTCTGCTAAGTTACTCATGGGTTGTTACCTCGGTGGTTGGTTGGTTAGGTTGTTGGATAGATTGTTTAATCGCGTCTTCAAAAGCTATCCAGGTCAGCTTAATGACACTGGGTAAGCTGTAGCGGTTGCCTGAGATACAGGCTGGGTTTTTGCCGATGACCAGTTCGTTCATCATCTGACCGCTATCAATGGCTTTGTATTTTTCATCATTGCCTTTTGTAACAATAATGGGGCGTTTGGCATAGCCAATCACGTCTGCCCATTCCGTGAATAAGTCCGCTGCACCAGTACCTTTTTTCGGCGAGTGCAGCTTTAAGGTAGCCACGTCATAACTCTCTGTTTCAGGATCGTTAATGGTGGTAACTGAACTATGGCAAATGACGATCACAATCATGCCTTTGCGCTTATTCAAATCATCAAGATAAGCAAAAATTTCATGCCATAAGTTCAGTGCAATAAGATAGCCCGCGCCATAGCCGCCGCCCGCTTTTGCAACGGTAGCCGTACCGTCGCGGCGGCATACTTCGGTGTGAATCATGCGCTCTAACCAGTCTGCTGAATCAATCACTACGGTTTTAAAGTCATGTTCTTGCGATGCTAGCGCCTGCAAAGAGTCTTTTACGTCTTGATAGCTTTGTGCTAAGGGAAAGGCATCAGCATCAATGCCGTTAAGTCCATCCTCGGTACGGATGAAAATAGGCTTTGGCGCTTGTGCGGCGAAAGTGCTTTTTCCAACCTTTTCAGCACCGTGAATAATTAAGCGCGGCGGGGTGGCATGTTTGGTTTTCTGAATACTGGAAAGTGAAATAGCCATTACAGTCTCTCCACTTTAACGGCTGTTTTTGTGGGTGCGACGGTTATAGCTTCCGCTACTTGGGCAAGGATTTCTGGAGCGTTATCCCGTAAATAATCCAGGCCTTTTTGATCCAGTTTGTAGTCAATAGTTGATGTTTCCTTAACGACCCTCTGAAAGGCCTCAGGTAATCTAGGCTTAATATCAAGCCATTTTTTAACATCCAACTTTTTCATTAACTTGGCCGTAAACGTTACTTTTAGTGCGTCATTTTTAAGTGTTTGTGAGCCTTCCAATTTTGTAAAGGATGCGGCGGCGATCATTTGCTGCTCAATCTGAACCCGCAATTTGTTGGCGTTATCTTCATTACGTTTGGCTTCTTTCCATTGGTCAGCAAGGGTAAATAGTTCGGTGTTTGGATTAATTGCTAGGTCTGTCATTAGGTTGCTCTCTGGTTGGTTTTTTTTTGGTTAAAAGTGTTCGTTATTTGGTTATACCTCACCCGTACGAATAAAGCCGAGATAGCAAATTAAGTCGTTAAAAAATAAACACTGGTAAGCACGATTGCGCTCACTGTTAAAAATATTCTCCAGCCTTGGGTGTTGTCGCGCTGCCATTTTTCGACGTGCAGGGTGTTAAGCTGATATTCCAGGTCTTTATGCCTGCGCCAGTCGCGGTTAAGCACGCGGTTATTGGGGATAGGTAGCAGTATGTTCATGTTTTATAGCCTCCGCTTGAGTTAGGTAATTTTGTTAATAATGACTGTAGCCGTTGTGCGCTGTTAAAACCGTAATGTCGGCTAAAATCAACATTGTGTAAGCCTTGGGTGATGATGCTTAACGTAAACAATTGACGGCTAGTAAGCTGAGCTTTGTGTTGCCAAGATTGCGTTCTTGTTCTTGTTCTTGTTCTTGTGTGGCGTACTGGCTTGGCCGCTAAATATTCAGGTAAACAACTTTTATTATTGATGTTTAGGCTGTCAATGCCCGCACGTGCAGCTCTTGAGCATAAGGTTTTTCTGCTGATGCTATATTTTTTACAGGCTTCTTCTATCGTGAGGTACTTCATTTTTACTCAGCATCGTAGTCATCTACTACGGCAGGGTGATAAATGTCGATATACGATTGCATGTCGGGGCTTATCAGTAACGCTTGATCAGCGAGTAAGCCTGTGCATAGCAAGGCTAAGAGTATGACTGCGGCTTTTTTGCCGCGTTGTACGTCTTGGTTTTCGTAGGGGTCCATGGTGGTCTCTTTATTTTTGGGTTAAAAAGCCACGCTTTTTGCAAAGCGTGGTAAAGGGAGGGCACATCTCAAGCCTTTTTTAAGCCCACTCATTGAATGGGCTTAAAAAGAGCGTGTGCTGCGTGGTCTATCGGTGTGTGTTCCGGTCACGCTAACCTTCTACGGGGTTAAGCCGTGCCGCGCGTCTGGCGGCTGATGTGTTTATCTTTGGGGCTTCCTGCTCCGTTG